CAACTGGGAAGCAATGTTCATTTCGGGCAACCCTTGCCCTATTCTTGTCGGGGGAAAAATGGTATTCGGCAAGAACGCTGTCTTGGCTATGAGATCAAGACCAGACGTTTATATTCCTGACTATAGTAAAAAGAAAACATTTTACGACACAATCTTAGGAATAGGAGTAACAAATGAAACTGACGAAACTAATGGCGATGACATTAGCATTAGTGAGCGGTTCCGTACTAGCAGGACCAATTCAGTGGACTAGCGTAGACAATCTAGTAACAGCGAGTGCCAGTATTACTGATACATTTGACAAAGGTTTAAAAAGAGTAGGCGGTTACTCATCAATGGCAGGTGCAGGGCATATATCACCAAACGGTTATCTTGAAGTGACCGCAACACTATTGACAGAAGCACAGAAAGATGCATACAATGCGGCAATTGGTGAAGTGCAGAACGACATCTTTCAGAAAACAGCGGAAGAGTATTTTGGTGAACAGTACGAGGCAACACAAGCGGCAATGGATGCGGCAGTTGATCAATACGTGGCAGCCGCTACACCTCTTGCAGTTGCAACGCACATCAACAATATGGCAAATCAGGTGCAGTTAAGTGGTGATGCGGTTGAAGGGCAACAGTTGCAAGCATATGTGACTGCCAACAACGTGTTGATGACAACACAACAAGTGAATGATTATAACAGTTCATTGACTGTGTTGCAAGATGCGGCAGATACGTTTGCTGGTGTTGCGGCAGTATACAATGATCCACAAATGATAAGTAACTTTCAGAGTATGGCAGATAACGATGGTGTTGACTTCTTGAATGCTGATGATTTATTCTTTGATCGTATTGAGAATCAAAACATCACTGGTATGCAAGCGGCAGTTGTGGTTGACTTCACCTCAATGAACAACACGATGTATGTGCAAGACGTTGCGGCGAATCTTGTGACCACTGAGTTCTTGAATCAGGCAGGTAACAATAGTTTCTTCTACACAACAGGTCCAACACAAGACATAAATACTACGTGTTCGACAGTGCAGAACGGCACTATCTTCCAAACATACCAAACGCAAGATCCAGATATGCCTTGCTTTATAGAGCCAATGCCTTAATATGACAGAACATGACGGAAAGTGGCAACGAGTCACAATCAAATTGATAGACGGGCACCAGTACATTGGTGCCCTCATTTGGTTGGACCCGAATAAGAGAACGAGCGATATGCTCAACAACGGAGATCCGTTCTTGCCGTGTCGATGGCAAGATGAATATTACTGTATTGGCAAACCGTCAATACTTTGGGTAAATGAACACGTAGGGATGCAAAATGAGTATTGAAGACATCGAGTTAGACGTAGGAGGTACAAAGTTTAAGGGTATCTGGATCGCAGTGATTCTCTCGTTTGCATCTACCCTTGGTGGTGGTATCTGGGCAGCCTCAGAATTCTTTTCACGTCTTGAACTATTAGAAGATGATGTACAGACCTCAATTATTCAAGCGCAAGGTATTGAACAACGCCTTCAGTCGTATAATGAAGATATCGACGAGACAATTGATGATTTTGAAACAGAAATCAGTGTCATTGAGAAACAAGTCGCTAATGCTGGTATCGATGAACTACAAGGTAAACTCGCCACACTTGGTACGAATCTTCAAACAATTATGGAGCGACAACAAGAGTTGCTCGCTATCCAGGAACGTATCATTGCAGTCGAACAAAAAGTCACTGAGATGCAAGTCACGGTGCAGAAGGCAGAAACGTCTTCAGAGAAAGTAAACGATTTCGATCAAAAGGTAACAAAGATTGAACGTGAGATCGAAGATCTTTGGAATGGGCTAGATTATCTTTCTAATCCATATGGAGGGAACTAACATGGCAGTAGTACAATGGTTCATAGATTTCGTAAGCATTCTGATTATTGCAGGTCCTTACGTAGTTGCACTCGCAAGTGCGATCAGTGCAATGACACCTACAACAGCCGACGATACATTTGTACAGAAGTATATCGTTCGATTCGTTGATACACTTGCGCTAAATATCGGAAATGCAAAACCAGAAAAGAAGTGATTTTTTATGCGTGAAAGTTTATATCATCAATACATGAAAGATGTAGCAGTACCCGGCGATACCAAAGACCAATATGGTATCGCCGCTAATCTTCCAACCGTCAAAGCCTTTCTAGAAGAAGTTAATCTCAACGACTGTAAAATTGTGGCTGATCTCGGCAGTGGCATTAGTTCAGTGGCTATCGCTCATGCAACCAACGTCGAAAAAATATATTCTGTTGATAATCATTGGGCTTGGCTAGAAAAAACTAGAAAGTTTGTTGAAGCAAACGTTGACTCTTATGACAACGAAAAACATGAATGGTGGATGTGGAATGACTGGAGACAGGTAAGTATGAAGTGTGATTTCATATTCTATGATATGTTTTACACAAAAAGTAGAATAAAATTTATGGAAGAAATCACCCTCAAACTCAAAAAAGGTGGCTTCATTCTATATGATGACTGTCATAAACCTAGGTTACGCAATAAGGTCAAAATGATAGCGAAGAAACATGATCTTACACTCGTGAAACGCATACTACCAATAGACGATAGAGGCCGTTGGTCTAATTTATATGTGAAAAATTAATTTTTATATTATGTACATAAACAAGCAAGACTTCTTTCTTGATCCAGAAACAGGACTGCCTTGCGGCTCTGGTTCTCGCAAGATCATATCACCTACAGGAAAAATCTGGACATACCTTCACAACTATAGAACTGGAGGCATGTCATTTCATCATTGGTGTTATGACAACTTGAAGTTAGCACATTTCTGTACACGCCAGCACGAGAACATCAAAGATACCCGGATCTTTTTAGGTGACCTAGGTCAAGTTTTTTTCACCGTACGTAACCCATGGGACTGGTGCGTGAGTCGGTGGTCTCATCGCATTATGAGAGATGCTGAAGATCCGCCATTAAGTTTTGAGCGATGGATAGTTGAGAAATTGGCTAGATGGTCTAGACATCGCGAAATGTCTTATATGTTGCTACAAAGATCAGCAATGGAAATAGAGAAAGGTGCGATAGCATTACGCTTTGAGAATCTCGAAACAGATTTTGTTCAGATACAAGAAGCCTTGCAATGTCATGTTCCTTTACCACACGTCAATGCATCGCCTCACGAACATTATACAGACTACTACAGCGCAAAGACAAGGCGCTTTGTTGGTGAGATATTCGAGGATTACAATAAGGTATTCGGTTATAAGTATGGTGAATGATGAAACTATTTGAAAAATTAACTGAGAGCAACTTCATGCTGTATGCGGCTCAGAACTATTATAACCCAACTTGTATTGATGTTGAAGAATTCGAAGAAGATCTAAAACGTTTTAAGTACATAAAGCGTTTGATTACTCGCTACAATGATACGGGCACACTCTCGACCAATCTGATTCTGAATCATCTGGTTATTATTTTCAATGTATTTGGCATCGAGGCTGGGCTTCGTATGCTCGAATTCAAGATGCAAGAAGATCAGTTCACGTTTATAAAACCGTTTTTAATTCATCTTAGAGCAATAAAAAACGATAAATATACAGGTATACCGATGGATAAAACTGTGGTAGAGGCTCTGAGGACAATATGAGTTTAGCAACAAGAGCGGCTGATCTGTACTACACATTTCGGTTCGTAAAACTTCTGACAACACCGTGGGTTGAGACCGAAGCGTATAAGTTAGGGCTCATCGACGATAATGGTAAGCGAATCAAAAGCAACAAGATTGATTCGGCTGCCGAGAAGACTGCGTACAGCACCTTCAATCGTCTCGTGTTTAATCTGAAGCGATTACTACAGAAAGTGCCTGGCGGCAAGAACACAGTTGCAAGTTATGCGGCTGCCTTATTGTTGTTGCGTGAGAAACATGAAGTAAGCGATGCATCACTCGAAAAAATACTGAAAGAGTGTGGCATTAATCCTTCTGAATATCTCAACGAAGCCAATCAGTGGTTCTTGCTTGAAAACAAACAGTTAGCACCAGGTGTTTATCGATGTCGTAATGAAAAGTTACTGAATCGCACGTTAGATGAACACGTCAACCCGAACGATAAGATGAAGGTGTCTGACAATTGCTATCCAGTCGGTGATGTATTTGGCGTTGATGTGTACGAAGTGACACACATTGCCACGAATCAACCTGTGTACGTTGCACTAGGAGAACTGTACAAGTGAAGACATTCAAACAGATGTACGATGAAGAGGTCATGAGCACCAGTTCTGGTGTTGCGGGCATAGGACCTGGTGAGATAGCAGACTTCAAGAAAAAGAAAAAAAGGAAAACTCGCGCTTTAACTCGACACTACATAGAAGTGATGGGCAAAAGAAAGCGACTATATCAGTAATGTTTCAAGCGAAAATTATATTATTTCTTCTCGTGATCGGTGGTGCAGGCGGCGCGTTTGCATATCACAAAGTTACTGTGTCTCAGTTAGAGTCACAAGTCTCAGCCCTCGAAGCAAACAATCAGGTACTCAAAGGCAACAATAATCGTCTCAAAGATGGGCTTCTTGATCAAGAAGAAGAGATGAAAGAACTTGTGGCTGAACGAGATGCTGAACGCGCTCAAGTCGCGGCTCTCACTACACGCAACAACGAGTTGCAAAAAGACAAAGAACATTATCTGCGTATCTTCAAAGATCATAACCTGACTCGACTCGCACGAGCGAAGCCTGGTCTGATTGAAAAACGAATCAACAAAGGTACCGCAGACGTATTCAGACAGGTGGAAAATGACACAAAAAATATTATGGCTCTTGATGATAATGATGACACTGACGGGGTGTCAACTGTTTCAGAGACAACCAATTGAGGTTGAACCTGAGATAATCATCAAGACAGAGTACGAACCACTTAGAATCTACCAACCACCGTTGCCTGCTGAGATCGATCTACTCGATGTCAACTGGGTGGTTATCACCGAAGAGAACTTCGATGAGAAGTTTGCCGAAGTCGAGCGATTGCTCGGGGGCGACTTCGTAATCTTCGCACTCACGCCTGACGGCTATGAGAAGATGGCTGAGAACCTACAAGAGATTCGACGCTACATAAGGCAACAAACCGAACTGATAATTTATTATCGAAACGCCACGACTGAAAGTGAAGGCACTACAGCGGAAGACTGGTTGTCAGAAACGCCAGAATAATATATAATACTTCCCAATTTTAAAACATGAACCTGCAAAAAGGAGGCGGCTTTCTGATGCCCGACACAATTACCCTACCAACATCCTACCAAGAATTTATTCACCTCTCTCGATACTCACGATGGCTACCTGAGAAAGGTCGACGCGAAACATGGAATGAAACCGTTGCACGATATTTCGATTTCTTTGAAGAGCATCTCAAAGCAACGTGTGACTATGATCTGAAACCAGCATTACGTGCTGAACTCGAAGATGCTGTACTACAACAAAAAATTATGCCTTCGATGCGTTGTCTCATGACCGCAGGCGAAGCACTCAAGCGTGAGAATATTGCAGGTTATAACTGTTCTTATATTGCTATCGACAAGCCTCATGCATTTGACGAAGTGCTGTATGTTCTGATGAACGGCACAGGCGTTGGCTTCTCGGTAGAGCGACAGTATGTTTCACAGTTACCACTTGTGGCTGAAGAAATGCACCGCACCGACACAACGATTGTCGTAAGCGATTCTAAACTTGGTTGGGCAAAAGCACTGCGTGAACTGATCGGGCTTCTGTATGCAGGGCAAGTACCACAATGGGACCTCTCAAAGGTTCGAGAAGCAGGCGCGCCACTCAAGACGTTTGGTGGGCGAGCATCTGGACCTGAGCCGCTCAATCAGTTGTTCATCTTCTGTGAGCGTACCTTCCGTAATGCTCGCGGTCGTAAGTTGACCTCTGTTGAGTGTCACGATATTGTCTGTAAGATTGCTGAGATTGTGGTTGTTGGTGGTGTACGCCGCTCTGCACTGATCTCATTGTCGAATCTATCAGATGACCGTATGCGTCATGCAAAGGCAGGGCAATGGTGGAATGACAACCCTCAACGTGCACTCGCAAACAACTCTGCGTGTTACACTGAGAAGCCAGATATTGGCATCTTCATGGATGAGTGGAAAGCATTGTACGACTCTAAGTCTGGCGAGCGTGGCATCTTCAACCGTGAATCAGCGAACAAAATGGCGACAGCAAGTGGTCGACGTGAGATCGACGGCTTTGAGTTCGGCACGAACCCATGTTCTGAGATCATTCTCCGCAGCCGACAGTTCTGTAACCTTTCAGAGGTTGTTGTTCGACCTGGCGATACGTGGGAAGATCTTGCTGAGAAGACGCGACTCGCTACTATTCTTGGTACGTTCCAGTCTTCACTCGTAAACTTCAAGTACGTATCAAGCGGCTGGAAGAAGAACTGCGAAGAAGAACGATTACTTGGTGTGTCAATGACTGGTATCATGGACAACAAACTCACGAATGGCAAGACAAAGGGCATCGAAGAGAATCTTGAGAAACTCAAGGCTCTGGCTGTAGAGACAAATGCCAAGTTTGCGAAGTCTATGGGTATCAATCAGTCAACAGCGATCACCTGTGTGAAGCCGTCTGGTACCGTGTCTCAGTTAGTAGACGCCGCATCTGGTATTCACGCACGTCACAACCCGTACTACATTCGCACAGTGCGTGGCGACAAGAAAGACCCACTGACTGAGATGATGGTCGATGCTGGCTTCCCAGTCGAAGACGATCAGATGAATCCAGGGCACACATCTGTGTTCTCTTTCCCAATGAAAGTTGACAAGAACGCTGTGTTCCGTACCGATCTGACCGCTATCGAACAGTTAGAGATGTGGTTGATCTATCAAAAGCACTGGTGTGAACACAAGCCTTCTGTGACAATCTCAGTCAAAGAAGATGAGTGGATGGAAGTAGGCGCTTGGGTGTACAAGAACTTTGACTATATGTCTGGTGTATCGTTCTTACCATTCTCTGATCACACCTACGCACAAGCACCGTATCAAGACACCGACAAGGCTGGCTATGATGAGTTGCTTCGTCAGATGCCAAAGAATGTTGACTGGTCTCTACTCTCACAATATGAATCTCGCGATATGACCGTGGGCGCTCAAGAACTTGCTTGTAGTGCCGGCGCCTGCGAGATTGTGTAATGGATGAGTATAACTATACTCTCGATTGTCCCTCATGCGAGGTCGAAGTGCACACAAAGGTCTATGGTGAAGACGAACTGCCTTGCTATTGCCCAATGTGTGGCGAAGATGTCAACGAGGAATGGACCATAGCCGACTGATATATAATGCCATGACTTGGTATTATAACGATCAGCCTTATGAACCCGACGAGGAAGAACTCTCTTCCTTGGTCGGGTTTGTTTATTGTATCGAAGAAAAAACCACTGGCAAGAAGTATATCGGCAAGAAGTTTTTCTGGCGCAGTAAGATCCTACCCATTACGAAAACGCGCAAGAGGCGCAAGAGGACGCTAGTGGAGAGCGACTGGCGCACCTACTATGGAAGTAGTGAGGCCTTGAAAGAGCAGGTGGCTGAATTCGGCGGAGACATATATACCAGAACAATATTAAAATTATGTCGCAGTAAGGGTGAATGTTCGTACTACGAAGCAAAGGAACAGTTCGAGCGAGACGTTCTACTTCGAGACGATTATTACAACGAATTTATTGGTTGCAAGATACATTCAAAACATGTTAAAATTTAGTCAATTTCTGAACGAAGGGATCAACGATCCCGCCATCTTCAAAGCAGTCTTTCTCGCCGGTGGGCCTGGATCAGGCAAATCATTCATGGTCGGGCAAACAGCCTTGACCGCTCTTGGTATGCGTGTCGTTAACTCAGACGATGCATTCGAAGCCGCCATGAAGAAAGCAGGCATGGAGATGGATCCAAAGAATATCTTCTCAGTACAAGGGCAAGAGTTGCGAGGCAAAGCAAAGGCTCTCACCGGCCGCAAGCAAGCCATGTATCTCAAAGGTCGCCTTGGCCTTGTGATTGACGGCACTGGTAAAGACTACGAGAAGATCAAAAAGCAGTCAGTTGAATTACGTCGATTGGGTTATGACACAGCCATGCTGTTTGTCAATACCGATCTTGAGACCGCGATGCAGAGAAACCGAGATCGCGCTCGATCACTACCTGATGACGAAGTTAAAAAGTATTGGGACCAAGTGCAGAACAACATTGGTAAATTCCAAGGGCACTTCGGTCGCAACTTCATGGTTGTTGATAACAGCCAGGGAGCAGACTGGAAAGCAGGCACAAAGAAAGGTTATGTCTGGGCGAGTAAGTTTGCCAAGCGTCCACCTAGCGCACCTGTTGCGAAGAAGTGGATTAATAAAGAGAAAGAAGCACGAGGGATAAGCAAATGAGCGGAGAAAGCGTAATCATTTTACTTGTCGCGGGCCTTGTCTTCGGTTACTTTTGGGTAAACCGTCGCAAAGGACTAGAGACAAAGAAGGGCGGTGGTATCAATCGTCCAGATGGCAGTGACACACCAGATAATCTGAAGTAGAGTTGCCAAGATCAATTGTGATCTGTATAATGAAACACCGTTGACCAGGAGAATGAAGTATGGCGTATACAGTACGGAAACAAGATGTTTGGGAAGTTTTTGCTGACTTTGAAAAGGCAAAAAACCGAAAACAAAGAATTGAGATTCTGAAAAAGAATGAAAACAATATGCCTTTAAGAGATGTACTGCAAGGTGCATTCGATGAAAGAATCCAGTGGAATCTTCCACCTGGTACGCCACCTTACACACCTCAACAAACAGACGCGCCCACACCTAGCACGTTACTCAAAGAACACCTCAAGTTTAAGTATTTCGTCAAAGGCGTTCGCGAAAGCGAAGATCTATTGCCTGTTAGGCGTGAGCGTTTATTTATCGATATTCTCGAAGTCATCGATGCAAGAGATGCAGAAGCAGTTGTAGCGATGATTAACAAAAAGCCACCCGTGAAGGGATTAACAGAAAAGATAGTAAAGGAGGCCCTACCAGATTTGATCCCATGACTTGGTTATGATTCCCATAAACTAGAACAAGGAGTTGCCTATGGTAGCAAACCAAATAGAACGATTAAAAAAAGATTCTAGAGACCTCGGTCATTATATTCACAAGTTGAATAAAAAGGGAAGAAAAGATGCCGCTTTTCGAATGCAAAAGAAACAAGCGTTCTTAAATGCCGCCATCGAACAAGTATCTACAAGGGGGTGATCCAATCTGGAGGGCGGCTTCGGTCGCCCTATCTTTTTGCCTATGAATAAAGAATTTCACGCATTGCCTTATGAAGAACGTAGAGCCATCTTAGATAAGGTCTACTTATTTCTTCACACACCTAGAAAAGAAGGCGGACCTGGTCAGTTTCAAGGGCACGCTTGGAATGATCTCGCAAGAATCGCAGAGGTCACAAAAGCAGGGCACTATCATTCATTACTAGACTACGGTTGCGGTGAACCTATAATGTATAAAACATTAGGGCATCGAGGCCGCAACGGATTTTTTAACTCACGTAACAATCTCAGACTGAAACGAAACTTCAAAGTCACAACTTACGATCCGTTTTCGCACGATCCGGATGTTCGAGTAAAACCTGATAGAACATTTGATCTGGTGGTTTGCAATGATGTTCTTGAGCACCTACTTGAAGAAGAGGTCGACTCAACACTCGATGAGATTTTTGGTTATGCTCGTAAAGCAGTTTGGGTAAACATATCAACAAAAGCCGCTTCGAAAGCACTAGAGACTGAAGATGGTATCATATATAAAGGGCAGTCTGTACATACGTGCATCAAACCAGAAAGATGGTGGATAAAGAAATTAGAAAGGGCTGAACGTA